ACCGACCTGCGGCCCGACTGGCGACCCGACGACGTCCGCGCCTGGGCCCTCACCGACGACCGCCCCTGGGCCGTCGTCGTCGCCACCGGCATCACCCGCTGCACCGACCGCGACGTCCGCCTCCCCGCCGGTCTCCGCCACGTCGGACCCGCGGCGGCCTCGGCCACGCCGCACATCCCCACCATCGCCGAGTGGCGCAACGCACCCCGCTGCGGCCACGGCGAGATCACAGGCCACTGCGCGCTCTGCCGCCAGCGCATCCCAGCCGAGGAGTCCGCGTGACTGACGACACCTGCATCGCGCCGCACCGCCACGACCCGGACCGACCACGGCGTGCCGTCGATGGGCTGCGGCTGTGCCCCGGCCACCTCGAGGGCCTGCGCCGCGACCTGCGCGAGCTGCCACGGATGCACACCGAGCTCGTCGGCCGGCTGCTCGAGGTCGGCGACCAGGTCGGCCGCACCGGCCGCGGCGACGCCGTCGGCATCGCGCTGTCCGACACCGTCGTCCGCACCCGCGACCACATCCGCGCCACCCTCGTCTCGTGGGCCCAGGTCGCGCTCGAGGAAGGCCCGTGGGAGGTCGCGCCGCCCAACGACCTGGCCACCATCGGAGCCTGGCTCGACGACCGGGCCGAGTGGTTCGCCGCCCGCGAGTGGGCCGACGAGATCGTGCGCAACCTCACCGAGACCATCGCCGAGGCGCGCGCGGCGCTGCACCCGAACTCGGTCTACCGCGTCGAGCTCGGCCCATGCCCCGAGGTCGCTGGCGAAGACCAGGAGCGATGCCCGGGCATGGTCATCGCGTTCATGCGACGCCAGGACGACGTGCTGCCGTCCGTCGTGCGGTGCACCGAGCGAGGCGACCAGGGCGAGGACGAGCCCCACGCCTGGACCGCTGACCGGTGGCACGCGCTCGGCCGGCGGATGGGGCGCGACCTGCACCCCGAGGCCGCGGCCGCGCTGCTCGCGGCCATCACGACACGCCAGGCCTGACCCCGGCTTGACGATGTCAGAGGGTCTTGACACCATGGTGGATACCTTCACCCGTCGTGTCAGAACAGCCCCGCCAGAGCGCGGGGCTTCGTCATGTCCGGGGGTGATCCGATGAGCGACGAGCGCCCCGATCGTCACGAGCTCGACGAGGCCATCGCCAACGCGAACCAGACCGTGAAGCGACTGCGCCTGCGCGGCACTCATGAGCAGATCGCCGAGGCCGAGCGCTACCGCGACCAGCTGCTCGAGCAGCGACGCTGATGTGCGAGCAGCACCGGGTCAACCTGGCCCTGCTCGCGCTGTGGCTGCTCACCGTCGGGCTCGGCGTCTTCGTGATCCGGTTCTGCGCGGGGCACTGATGCCAAGGGCGCTCAAGCCATGCTCGGCCCCGGGATGTCCAGAGCTCGTCGCTCGAGGCCGATGCGCCGCGCATCAGACCGCCGCCGACTCCGCACGGGGCACCGCATCCAGCCGCGGCTACACGGGCCGAGAGCACCGCGCGTTCCGGGCCGCCGTGCTCGAGCGTGACCAGCTGTGCGTCGTGCACCTGGAGCGAGGAGACCACGTCCTCGCCACGGTGGCCGACCACTACCCGCGCAGCCGGCGCGAGCTCGAGGCGCTCGGCCTCGACCCGAACGACCCGGAGCACGGCCGCGGCCTGTGCGCGCGGTGCCACTCTCGCGAGACGGCCCGACACCAGCCAGGCGGGTGGAACATCCGACCCGGGGGGTGACCCCCTCGGCCCCCTCCGTCAGTACCGCCGGGGAGGGTGAATCGGCCGTGTACGAGATCCCAGACCTTGGGCCGGCGCAAGGCCGAGCCCACCGAGCAGCGGCGCAACGCCGTGCGAGGTACCCATGCCAGGCCCCGCCCCGAAGCACCCATCTGCCCGCGCTCGCCGCAACAAGACCTCGACGCACGCGGTGCTCACCGCCGATCACGCGATCGTCGCGCCCGAGCTGCCCGGCGAGGACTGGCACTCGCTGACCCTCGCCTGGTGGCGCGACGTCTGGGCCTCGCCGATGGCCCCCGAGTTCGACGAGTCGGACCGACACGGCCTCTACGTGCTGGCCGCCCTGGTCAACGACTTCTGGACGGCCCCGACGGCGAAGGACCGCAAGGACCTCGCTGCCGAGCTGCGCCAGCAGGGCGCGCGCTTCGGCTTGTCGCCGATCGACCGCCGTCGGTTGCAGTGGGAGGTCGAGAAGGTAGAGCAGGCGCAGGACGAGAGCCGTCGCCGCAAGCAGGCACCTGCGGCCGAACCTCGCCGGCGCTCCACCCGCGACCCGCGAGACATCCTGCGGAGCGTCTGACCGTGGGCGTGTTCGTCGTCCCCGAACTCGACCGCAAGGCGTGGCCGACGTTGGGTCCGCAGGTTTGTGACCTCATCGAGGAGCGCGCGGTCTTCGGGCCCGGGTCACTCAAGGGTCAGCCCGCCGTGCTCGACGACGAGAAGCGCGCGGCGATCTACAAGGCCTACGAGCTCTACCCGCGCCGCTCGCGCACCGGGAAGCCGGGGTCGCGCAGGTTCCGGCGGGTTCGGTTCTCCTGGCGCAAGGGCACCGCGAAGACCGAGCTCATGGCGTGGATCGCCTTCGCCGAGCTGCACCCGGAGGGCCCGGTCCGCTTCGACGGATGGGACGCCGACGGCCAGCCGGTCGGCCGGCCGGTGCGGGATCCGTACATCCCGCTGCTGGCCTACACCAGCGAGCAGGTCCAGGAGCTGGCCTACGGCGCGCTGATGGTGGTCTGCCAAGAGGGCCCGGACGCCGATCTGTTCGACGCTGGGCTCGAGCGGATCCTCCGCCTCGACGCCCGAGGCAGAGCCGACGGCAAGGCCGTTCCGTTGGCGCAATCGCCGAACGCCCGCGACGGCGCCCGCACGACCTTTCAGGGCTACGACGAGACGCACCGCCTGACGCTGCCGCGGCACGTGGCGGCGTACACGACGATGGAGGCGAACCTCCCGAAGCGTCCGCTGGACGACCCCTGGTCGCTGGGCATCACGACGGCGGGCGTCCCTGGCGGCGGATCGGTCGCCGAGCTCGACAAGGACGAGGCCGAGGCGATCGCCCGTGGCGAGGTCGACGAGCCGGAGCTGTTCTACTTCCACCGTGAGGCTGGCCCGAACCACGACCTGACCTCGATGGAGGGTCGCATCGAGGCGATCCGCGAGGCCTCCGGCCCGGCAGTAGCCGCCTGGTCGGACCTGCGTGGCATCGCGAAGCAGTGGGACCGACCCAACGCCGACCACCGCTACCTCGAGCGCACCTGGCTGAACCGCTGGACGCAGTCGGACGCGCAGGCCTTCGACGCGGCAACGTGGGAGACGCTGGCGGCGCCGCGGACCCTGCCCACCGGCACCGCGGTGGCTGTCGGCTTCGACGGGTCGCGGTGGAAAGACACGACCGCCCTGATCCTCACGTGCATGGAGACCGGGCACCAGGTCCGCAGGGGCCTGTGGGTGCCGACTGAGGCCGAACCGGTTGATCCGGTCGAGGTGGACCAGGTCGTCGACGACGTCTTCTCGACCTTCGACGTGGCGCGCCTCTACGGCGACCCGGCGCAGGGCTGGGACGAGCAGCTGGCGAAGTGGTCGGGGAAGTACGGGCCGAAGCGGGTCGCGTTCTTCTACACCGACTCCCGCAACCTGCGGCGCACGGCGACAATGTGCCGCGCCTACGCGACGGCGATCCGCACCGGGGCGCTGACCCATGATGGGGACGAGGACTTCGAGCGGCACATCGCGGCCGCACAGAAGCGCGACATTCGCATGACCGACGAGGACGGCACGCCGCTCTGGGTCATGGAGAAGGAGCGGCACGACTCGCTCAAGAAGATCGACCTGGCGATGGCAGGCGCCCTGTCGTGGCAGGCCCGGCTGGACGCGATGGCGGCTGGCTCAACACCGACCGACGAGTACGCCTACGTCATGTGAGGAGGGCTGAGTGGACGCCAGCGAAGCCCTCGAACTCGCCGAGAAGCTCTTCAAGAAGTTGCTTGTCCGGCGCAAGGACGTCGCGATCCGCGACGCCTACTACGCCGGCGACCAGGCGCTCAAGTTCGCCACCGACGAGTGGGCGAAGGCGCACGCCGACCGCTACAAGGACTTCTCCGACAACTGGTGCGGCGTCGTAGCCGACTCGCCTGCCGAGCGGGTGCAGGTCACGGGCTTCCGGCTCGACGGCGACGGTGACATGTCGGCCGGCGAGCGACTGCTGTGGTCGGACTGGACCCGCAACGACCTCGACGCTCAGGCCGCGCAGGGCTACCTCGAGGCCTTCGTGGCGGCGCGCTCGTTCGCGCTGGTGTGGGGCGACCCGGACACGGATGAGCCGGTCGTGACCTGGGAGCATCCGGGTCAGGTCCTGGTCGCCACGGCCGCGGACAACCCGCGTCGTCGGCTGGCTGCGATCAAGTCCTGGCACGACGACGACCTCGAGTACCTCACGCTGTACACGGCCGACGAGGTGTTCAAGTGGGCACGACCCCGGCGCTCCTCGAGCGGCCTGGTCCTGCCGGCCGGGCACGCTGGCGGCGGCCCGTGGGTGCCGCGCCAGGGGCAGGACGACACGTGGCCGATCGTGAACCCGATGGGCGTCGTGCCTGTCGTGGAGTTCGCGAACCGGCCCCGCCTGGGTGGTGAGCCGCTCTCGGACATCGCCGGGACGATGGCGATGCAGGACGCGATCAACCTGCTGTGGGCGTACCTGTTCAACGCGGCCGACTTCGCGTCGATGCCCTCGCGCGTCGTCATGGGTCAGGCGCCGCCGAAGGTGCCCGTCCTGGACGAGAGTGGTCAGAAGGTCGGCGAGGTCCCGGTCGACGAGAAGAAGCTGACCGAGGGTCGCATGCTGTGGCTGACCGGTCAGAACACTTCGATCGGTTCCTGGCCCGAGGCCAAGCTGACGGCGTTCACGGACGTGGTCGAGGTCGCTGTTGGCCACGTCGCGGCCCAGACCCGGACTCCGCAGCACTACCTCGTGGGGAAGATGGCGAACCTGTCTGGCGACGCGCTGAAGGCCGCCGAGACCGGCCTGGTGAAGAAGTCGCAGGAGGCGGCTCTGCACTTCACCGCTCCCACGCGGGAGCTGTTCCGACTGATGGCCCTGGCCCGCGGGGATGACGCCCTGGCGGCAGCGGCCAGTGGTGGCACGGTCGTCTGGAAGGACGCCGAGTCCCGCTCCGAGGCGCAGCTGGTCGACGCCCTCAGCAAGCTGCGCGACATCGGGTTCCCCGTGCGCTGGCTGGCCGAGCGCTACGGGCTGTCGGACACCGAGGTCGTGCGGATGATGGAGATGCGCGCAGCCGAGGCGAGCGACCCGACGCTGGAGGCGATCGCGGACAAGCTGGTGAGCGGTGGAACAGCCGCAGGCGGCGCGTAGCCACTACGAGGCTGCGCAGCGGCTGAGCGTCGCCACGCTCGCGGTCGCGCGCCGGGCCTGGGCCCGTCTCGAGCTCGGGGCCATCGACGCCTCATGGGAAGCCCTACGCCCCGGCCTGCTGCTCGTCCTGACCGCCGCCCAGCGCCGAGCCGTCGCGGACGCCGCGCGTTACGTGCCAACCGTGGTCGCCGAGCTCGGCCTGGACCCGACGCCGAGCGCGCAGCTCCGACCTGAGGCCTTCGCCGGGGTCGCCAGCGACGGCCGACCCCTGGTGACGCTGCTCGAGCAACCGGTGATCACGACGAAGACGCTGATCGCCGGCGGGCTGAGCGCACCCGAGGCAGCTGCTCGCGGAGCCAGCCTGCTCGACAGCATCGTGCTCACACAGGTGGCCGACGCTGGGCGCGCCGGCGAGAGCGCGGGCATGGTCGCGACCCCCGCCGTCGGCGGCTACGTGCGGATGCTGACCACGCCGTCGTGCTCGCGGTGCGTAATCCTGGCCGGGAAGTGGTTCCGCTGGAACCAGGGCTTCCAACGCCATCCGCGCTGCGACTGCCGACACATCCCGGCGGCCGAGAACATCTCCGGCGACCTGACCACCGACCCCTACGAGTACTTCAAGAGCCTGGGCCGGTCCGACCAGGACGGCACCTTCGGAAAGGCGAACGCCGAGGCGATCCGAGACGGCGCCGACATCTACCAGGTCGTCAACGCCGGCCGTCGCGGCTCGGGACTGACGACGACCGAGGGCGTCCGCAGCCGCGGCGGGTTCGCGGCCTACCGGCTCAACGGCAACAAGCCGCTCCCGCGCGGTGCTCGCCCGGCCTTCACCCGCCTGACGCCCGAGGGCATTTACGCGCGGGCGGCGGACCGGGATGAGGCGCTGCGCCTGCTCGAGCAGTACGGCTACATCACCGGCTACGGCCAGGCCTCCGGCGGCGTCATCACCGGGGCCCGCGAGGGCTTCGGCCAGATGGGCCGCGGCGGCACCCGAGTCGGAGCCCGTCGGGCGGTGCTGGCGGCCCGGCGCTCAGGCGTCCGCAACCCGTTCGAGCGGGCGACCATGACCGCCGCCGAGCGCCGCGCCTTCGACGCCGCCCTGCGCGCCGGAGGCAGCGCAGAGGACGCGGCCCGCGCCGCCGGCCTCCTGTAGACCACCCGAGCCGCAAGGGCCCGGGCCGATCCCGCAACGGGAGCACCCATGAAGCGCACGACCCTGCGTCATCCCCGCACCGGCGAGCCCCTCCTCCCGCTCGGTTGGCGCCGCAACGGCGCTCCCATCTGGCCCATCCTCGGCGCCTCCGACGACGAGGGCGCCGGCAGTGACGGCAGTGCCGACGGCGTCCCCACCGACGACGGGGGCGGGGGCGGAGACGCCGACGAGGGCGCCGGCGGCGACCAGAGCGGCGAGGACCAGCTAGGCGACGCCGGCAAGAGGGCCCTCGACGCGATGAAGGCGAAATGGCGCGCCGAGCGCGACGCCCACCGTGAGACCAAGCGCCGCCTCGAAGAGGCCGCCAAGCCCTCCGGTGACGGTGAGCCCGACGCGGAGACGATCCGCTCCCAGGCTCGCGCCGAGGCGATCGCCGAGGCCAACGAGCGCATCGTTCGCTCCGAGGTGAAGGCCGCCGCCGCTGGGAAGCTCAACGACCCGAGCGACGCGCTCAGACTCCTCGACCTGTCTGGGTTCGAGGTGGACGCCGACGGCAACGTCGACGAGGACGAGATCGCCGAGGCGATCGAGGACCTCATCAGCAAGAAGCCCTACCTGGCTGCCGCGCAAGGCGGTCGCCGGTTCCAGGGTGGCGCGGACGGTGGTGCTCGCAAGGAGCAGAAGCCGCCCACGCTCGACGAGCGGATCACCGAGGCGCAGGCCAAGGGCGACGTCCGCGCCGTCATCTCCCTGCAGAACCAGCGTCTCGCCGAGGCGGCTGGCAAGTCCTGACACCAGCGGGCAAGGCCGTCGTGCCTGGGCCTGAGACAGAAAGGAATCCACCATGGCCGGAATCTCGGGCCTGGGCACCAACTACAACCTCCCGAACTACACCGGGATCCTCTACGCACTGACCCCCTCCGAGACGCCGCTGTTCTCGGCGATCGGCGGGCTCACGGGCGGCGGCCAGTCCACCTCGACCCAGTTCGAGTGGCAGACCTACGACCTGCGCACCGCGGCCCAGCCCGCGGTCCTCGAGGGCGCCACCGCGCCCACCGCGCAGGGTCGCGCCCGAGGCAACGTCTCCAACGTCTGCCAGATCCACCAGGAGAAGGTGTCCGTCGCCTACTCGAAGATCGCCGCGAGCGGTCAGAAGGCCGGCATCAACAACGACGCCATGAACCCCGTGCGCAACGAGGTCGACTGGCAGGTCGAGCAGATGCTCAAGCAGATGGTCCGCGATGTGGAGTACTCCTTCATCAACGGCACCTACCAGCTGCCCAGCGACAACACCACGGGCCGCAAGACCCGCGGTCTGCTCTCGGCGATCACCAGCACCGCCCGCGACGCGGACGACTGGCTGACGCCGCTCCCGACCGTGACGGCCACCGCCTCCACCGACGTGGTGAACTCGACCGCCCACGGCCTCGCGGCCGGCGACCAGGTCATCTTCACCGCCCTGACCGGCGGCACCGGCCTGGCCGTGGACACCGTGTACTACGTCATCTCCTCGGGCCTTACCGCCAACGCGTTCAAGCTCGCGGCGACCCGTGGCGGCTCGGCCATCGACATCACCGTGGACGCCTCGGCGGCCACGGCGTACAAGATGACCGCCCTCACGGTCGACGCCTTCTACGACACGCTGCAGTCGGTCTACGACAACGGCGGCCTGTCGGAGCAGGAGACCAACACGGTCATCGTGAACTCCTCGGGCAAGCGGGCGCTCTCCAACGCGTTCGCCGACGCCTACGGCAAGTTCAACGAGACCAGCCGCAACCTGGCGGGCGTCAACGTGACGACCATCGAGTCGGACTTCGGCCGGCTCAACGTCATGCTCGACCGCTTCGTCCCGCAGCACAAGCTGATCGTGGCCTCCCTCGACCAGCTCATCCCGGTCTTCCTGGAGGTTCCCGAGAAGGGGCACTTCTTCGCCGAGCCGCTGGCGAAGACCGGCGCGTCCGACGACGTGCAGCTCTACGGCGAGGTCGGCCTCGCCTACGGCAACGAGAAGGCGCACGGGGTCCTGTCGGGCTTCGCCGTCTGATCGTGACCACCCCGGCCCCGGGGGCCTCGGCTCACCGCTGAGGCCCCCGGGGCTCACCCGCCGCCATTCACCCGAAGCCGAACCCGTAGGAGCGAGCCGTGGCCCTGATCACCGCGACGCAGCTCGCCTCGCACCTCCAGCGGGACCTCGACACGTCCTCGGCCACCCTCGCGATCGAGTCAGCCACCGGGCTGATCATCGACGTCACCGGCCCCATCGAGGAGACCGAGTCGACGATCACGCTGCCCATCGGTTCGGACGGCTACGTGCACCTGCCGATGACCGTCGTGACCGCGGTGGACTCCGTGGTCGTCGGTGGCCAGGAGGTCCTCTTCACCTGGGAGCAGCCCTTCCCACGGCTGCGGCTGGACTCGTGGACCGGCATCAGCACCAGCGCCTGGCCCACCGCTGAGGTGACGCTCACCCACGGCTACACGACCGTCCCCGGGATCGTGAAGGCCGTGGCCCTCGGCGTCGCCGGACGCATCTACGACAACCCGCAGGGGCTGCGCTCCCGCCAGATCGACGACTACTCCGAGACGCGCGCAGGCGAGGACGAGACCGTGATGGTGCCTCACGCGCTGACGCCGCTCGAGCGGACCGCACTGGCTGGGCTCAACGCCGGCGCCTACGTGACGAGGGCCTGACCGCCGGGGCTCAACTCGCCTCCCGGGCCGTGAGCCGCTCGATGTAGGCGTCGAGGCTCTCGGCCGTGATGAGCGTCCGGCGCCCGATCTTGACGATCCTGACCTCGCCCTGCTTGGCGAGCGTGTAGAGCATCGTCCGCCCGACGCCCAGCACCTCGGCCGCGTCGTTGATCGGGTACAGCAAGCGCTCCATGGATCCTCCTCCAGGTCAACCCTGAACATCGGCGGCCCCAAGCGTGACGCGCAGCACGAGGCGAACGCCAGCGGGCGGGCGGAACCTGTGGTGACACCTGTGGAGACATCGTGACTGACCAGCTGCGCGCGATCCGCGCGGCGCTCGAGCCCAAGCCTGCGCCTCCTGCGCGCAAGTCAACGTCCCCGAGGAGGTGACCTCGTGACTCTGCCCACGGACTACGTCGGCACGGACGACACCGAGGACGTCGACCACGCGGGGATGCACAACGCCGTGAACGCGGCAGTGAACGCGATCGACGCCGAGCTCGGAACGAACCCGTCCGGCGCCTCCGTCACGGTCGCGGCCCGCCTGAGCGCGCTGGACTCGACGGTGGCCGGCAAGGAGGCCGCGGGCACCGCTGCCACCGCCGTGGCCGCGCACGAGGCGGCGCTGGACCCGCACTCGCAGTACGCGACCGACTCGGCTCTGACCTCGGGCCTGGCGGGCAAGGCGGACGTGACGCACGCGCACGCGACGTCGGACGTGACCGGCCTCGACACCGCGCTCGCGGGCAAGGCGGCCTCGTCGCACTCGCACGTCGCTGCTGACGTCACCGACCTGGGCGACGCGGCGACCCTCGACGTTGGTACGACGGCGGGCACGGTCGCGGCTGGTGACCACACGCACTCGGGTGTCTACGACCCGGCGGGCACGGCTGCGGCTCTGGTCGATGACCTGTCGGGCGTGTCGGATGCTGCGACGGCGCGGTCGAACCTGGGCCTGGGCTCGGCTGCGGTCCTGTCCACGTCCGACATTGACGAGCGTGCCCGCGACGCGGTGGGCTCGGCGCTGGTCGCTGGCACCGGCATCACGATCACGCCGAACGACGGCGCGGACACGATCACGGTGGCGACCTCGGCGGTCCTGCCGACGCTGGTGGACGCCAAGGGCGACCTGCTCGTCGGTACGGCGGCGGACACGGTGGCGCGTCTGGGTGTCGGGTCGAACGGCCAGGTGCTGACGGCGGACTCGGCGGCCGGTCCGGGCGTGAAGTGGGCGACGCCTGCTGCTGGCGGCTCGCTGGACGTGCGCGACGAGGGCACCTCGCTGACGAGCGCGGCGACGCGGCTGGACTTCGTCGGCGCGGGCGTGACGGCGACCGAGCCGAGCGCGGACCAGGTCGCGGTTCAGATCGACGGGCTGTTCCCCGATCTCACCTCCGGTGGCGTGGCTGTTCAGCCGATGATGTTCGGCAACGCGGTTAACGCCGGCGTCTACGAGCGGCTATACCTGATCCCGTTCTTCGTGCCCGCTTCGAGCGCGCGCTACCTGAACAATGTCTCGGTATACGTTGACACCGCCGGAGCGTCGGGGGTGGTCAGGTTCGGCCTGTTCGGCCCAAGCGACGGTTTCCAGGTGAATCGCCAAGCCGACGTCGGCACTGTAACCGCCTCCTCAACTGGAACCAAGACTCTGACTCTGAGCAGCGGTTCGCGGCCTCAGCCTGCGACATATGGGGCGGTCAACTTCGTCGCGGTGTGCATCCAGGGAAACAGTGCCGTCAAGTTGCGCGGCGCAACCGTCGCACCGACCAGTCAAAGGGTGATGGTAAACGGCATCCGCTTCCCCGTCACTGCCGCCTACTACGAGGACTCGGTGTCGGGAGCGTTCGCCACTGAGTCATATGCGCCGTTCGCGGGAACCCTGACGCCGGACGTGCCCCAGGTGCTGATGACATGGGGGACGGCGGCATGAAGCTCCAGATCAACGAGAGCGAGTGGGCCGTCATCGACGGCGAGCGGGTCTCTGTCGAGGACGCTGCTGGCAACGTGTTGCGCGAGGCGGCAGGTGTCGGGTTCGTCGGCGCGATCACGGCACTCGCGGAGACGTTCGCCAACGACCCGCTACGCGCCCACCGCGACGCCCTCGCCGCCGCCCGCGAGATCCTGCTCGACTACCGCTTCGGCGCGCCCGGCACCCCCACGTTCCCCGAGGTGCTCTCACCCGTCCAGACCGCCGTGCTCGCCTACCGCGACTCCGGCATCCGCGACGCCGAGTGCGACGAGCACATCATGTGGATCAACGCCCGCGTGAACGAGATCAACGCCGCCGCCCTGTATGGCGCTGGGGTGCTGAAGTGAGCGGGTACACCTGGGCCTGGCTCGCCTGGGGTGCCGCGTTCCTCGTCATCGAGGCCAAGGCCATCCGCGACGGCGCCGACGGCAAGAGCGGCGGCACGCTCTCCGAGCACCTGCGCGCCTGGCTCGGCACCACGAAGGCGTCCAGCCGAGGTCACCGCGTCGTCGGTATCACCGGGCTGCTGCTGCTCGTCGCCTGGTTCGTGCCGCACATCGTCACCGAGGGGTGAGCCGTGGGACGACCGCTCAACGCTGCAGGCGTCCCGCTCAACCTCGCCGGACTCACGCTCAACGGGCCAGCACCCGACGCGGGCGGGCCCACCACCGAGCGGCCCTACACCAGCGTCACCGCCTACGCGCCCGGCGACACCGTGCCGCGCCCGTTCACCACCATCACGCCGAACCCGTAGGAGCGAGCCGTGGCCGACCTGTTCACGCTCTCCGAGCTCGCCTCCTACCTCCAGCGCGACCTGGACACCTCCTCCGCGACGCTCGCCCGCGACATGGCCCACGGCGTCGTCCGCGACCACTGCCGCCAGGAGATCACCACCGCGACCGTCACCCGCCGCCTCCCCGTCGTCTACGACCGTCGCGGCTGGTACGTCCAGATCCCCGAGCAGAACCTCACCGCCGTCACCACCGTCGTCGTCAACGGCACCGCCGTCACCACCCACACCGTCGACCTGCTCAACCGCCAGGTCCGACTCGTGGACGGCGTGCCCACCGACGACGCGGACGAGGACGTCGAGGACCAGGCCGTCGTCACCTACACCGCCGGGTACTCCACCGTCCCCGGGAACGTGAAGGCCGTCGCACTGGCCGTCGCCGGCCGCATCTACGACAACCCCCAGGGCCTGCGCTCCCGCCAGATCGACGACTACTCCGAGACCCGCGCCGGTGACGACGACGACCTCGCCGGGGTGTCGCTACTGCCCACCGAGGAGCGCCGCCTGCGCCGCTACCGCCTCGGCGCGGTCGGATCGGTGCCTGTCCGTGGCTGAGGTCAACGGGCAGCTGCGCGAGCTCGTCACCGCGGCCCGCGCCTTCGCCGGTACCCTGCGCACCGACACCTGCACGATCACCCGCGTCACCGGCCGGACGCTCAACACTGCCACCGGCGTCGCCACCCCGACCACGACCGAGGTCTACTCCGGCGCGTGCCGGCTGCGCCCCCGCGGCGTGCAGGACCGCCTCGTGGAGCAGGGCGGTGAGCAGGTCGCGATCGGCTCCCACGTCCTCTCGGTCCCCGTCTCGGTGACCACGGTCGAGCCCGGCGACGTCGTCACCATCGGCACGTCGGTCTACGACGCGGACCTGACCGCGCGGACGTTCACCGTCGTCGGAGTCCTGGCCGCCTCGCAGATCACCGCGCGACGCCTGTCGGTGCAGGAGGCGACGTGACCGTCCAGATCGACGCCTCCGAGCTCAACGACCTGGCCGGCCTGCTCACCGAGCGCGCCCGGGTCGTGCCGCGCGAGGCGCGCGCCGTGGTCGAGAGGGGCGCGCTCAACGTCAAGGACGAAGCCCGCCGCCTCTCCTCCGGCATCGCGCACGCGCCGCTCTACCCGGCCTCCATCAGCTACGACGTGCTGCGCGCCGGAGCCTTCGGCCTCGTCGAGGCGGAGATCGGCCCGGACAAGGACAAGCCCCAGGGCGCCCTGGGCAACATCCTCGAGTACGGCACGGTCAACAACGCCCCGCTCGCCCACCTGGGCCCGGCGCTGGACCGTGAGGGTCCCCGCTTCGCCGCCGCGATGCTCGCGCTCGGGACGGAGGGCTGACGTGACCGCCTACCCAGCCGAGTACCCGCTCGTGACCGCGATCGTGGCCCGGCTCAACACCGCCCTCGGGGCGAACCGCGCCGGGTACGGCGAGAAGCCCGCCGCAGCTGCTGCCGCCACCACCGGCTACGCGATCGTCTGGCCCGGCTCCACCACCCTGACCGGCGGCACCGTCGTCGCGCCCAACGCCGACGCCGTGCAGACCGTCCAGGTGACCTACGTCGGCGACCACCCCGACACCGCCGACGCCACCCGCGACCTCGGCCGCGCCGCGCTGCTCACCGGCGTCGGCACGGCGCTGTCCGTCTCGGGCCGCACCGTCGGCCTCGTCGAGCTCGTCGACTCACAGTCCCCGCGGCGCGACGCGGACGCCCAGCCCCCGGTCTGGCTCTCCGTCGACCGGTACGCGATCACCACCACCCCGGCCTAGGAGGCCTGTGATGCCCCGTCTCGTGCACCCCGACCTGCCCGGCCAGGTCATCGACGTGACCGACTCCCACGCGGGCGTCCTGGCCAAGTCCGGCTGGGTGCCCGAGGACGGCGCCGACGCGCCGTCGCTGGCCGAGGTGCTCGACGGCCACACCGACTCCCTCGACGACGTCGAGGGCGACCCCACCGACCCGGCGCTCGCCGGCAACCCTGAGGAGTAAGACATGGCCCGCAAGGGAACCACCGGCGAGTCCCGGGCATGGTTCGTCCCGACCATCGCCGCGCCCGGCACCGGCCCCACCGTCGCCGAGATCACCGCCGGCACCGACATCACCCCCTTCCTGACCCGCGACGGCGTCGACGCGCCGCAGTCCGCGCAGACCATCGACGCCTCCGACGCCTCCTCGCGCCGCGACAAGTCGATCCCCGGCAACATCGAGGCCGGCACGATCACGCTCAAGGGCTACCGCGACTCGGTCACTGCCGACGACGACTTCTACACGACGCTGGCCCAGGACACCTCGGGCTACATCGTCATCCGCGACTTCGGCGGCTCCTCCGCGGCCCACGCCGCCGCGCAGAAGGTCGACGTCCACAAGGGCGTCGTCATCGCCCGGTCCAAGCAGGCCTGGGGCGACGAGGCGCAGAAGGTCGTCGTGACCTTCGCCGTCGAGCAGCTCTACGAGGACAAGGCCATCCAGGCCTGACCCCCGACGTCGGCGGCGGCACCTACCTGACCGGGT